ATTAAATCATTTTCCTACTATCTGACCAGACTTTGTTTACATTTGATTTTCTAAATCTTTGTACTGGTAACATCAATGCAGTTAAAAAATCTTCACTGTCTATTCTTCTAAATCTACTTCTAACTTTTTGTGTTAAATATCTTTTTAATGTTGGTTTTACAAGACCAACATTTTTTAATCCACTGTAATCTGCAAGTATTCTTGCATCATCTTTTGAACCTCTAGTAAACTTTTCTAATCTATCTAATAATCTAGCACGAAGTGCATAAGGTAGATAATGAAAATTTAATCCTAAAAAACCATTATCATATCTTTCAATCGGTAATACTAAAGGAAATGTATCATAGTATGGTAGTTTGTTTTTATATTTAGGGTCATATACAAACATATTTAAACGACCTATATGAAATCTACCAGTTAATTTACCATCACGCAATAATTCTCTTTGCGTGGGTGTTCCTAATTCACGAATACGATTACGATACCACTGGAAAGGTTCTTCTCCAGTAGATTTAAGATTTCTTATTTCGTCAAATATACTCATCACTATTATTTATAGTGTGGCATGAGGTGTTTTTCTGTTAAAATGAGAAAGTCCATGTTTCTATCTCTACAATATTCTCTTGCGTGTTTCCATTTTGCTTGATTTCTACCCCATTCATACACATCTTTGATAAATGATTTAGTTTCTTTCTTAGGTTTTTTAGGTGGTTTTGTATATTTCTCTGGTTTTACTTCAATAATCATCTTACGAATTTTATTATCAGCTCTTTTTACTTTGATATAGAAATCTGGAAAATATCTGTGTACTTTACCATCTGTTGGTAAAAGATAAGGAATAATAATTTCCTCAGAACCCCATTCTAAGATTCTAGGATTTTTATCACAATATACCATAAATTTTCGTTCCCATAAACTGCGATAATAAATAGTAGTAGGATTCCCCTTATACTTCTTGGGATTTGTGGGAACATAACGACCAGTGTAACTCATAAGGATATTTATATGGTTTTTCAAAACAACTTTTTATCTGGAATGTTAGGTAATAAATTTGGTTCTATGTTTAATGGTAGACAAAGTTTACAAACAAATTCTTTGCCTGACCCATTTTCTACTGATGCAACAATACAAGGTAATTTCCCTAAAAAACAAATATTAAAATATCCATTAGATTTAGGTGGTACACCCCAGTTAGGTCATTATATCGTATTTAAGATTAATACACAAGACGCTGGTAAATTAAAATATGATGAAACAAGTAAACCAACTACTAATACTATTAGTTCTGAAAACAATGAACAAACAGTAAATACTGCAACTGGTGAAATAAGAAACACTGGTGGTGGTGCTCAATATGCGTTTGCAAGTGGTGGTAAGTCTGCAACATTAAAACAAAATGCACAAGCAAAACAAGAACAAAGAGCAAAGTTTACATTTACACGAGCACCTACTTCTGAGATTAATACTATGATTGCATTGTATATGCCTGCAACAGTTGAGGTGAGTTATGCATCTGCATATGCAGATGAATCAATATCTTTTAGAGGTCAACAAACAGATAAGTTAGTAAATGAAGGTTTCATAGATGGCACCATGTCAAAAGAAAATAGAAATACTTTGGGAATTGAGGCTCAAGCAGCAGGAGCAGCAATAATGGGTACAAAGGCAATTCAATTTGCAAAAGAAGGTAAAATTGTAACGGATAGAATGGAACTTATATTCAGTGGTGTTTCAAAAAGAGAATTTAGTTATACATTTAAATTTTTACCTAAAAGTTTACCAGAAGCAAAAGAAATAAGAGAAATTATAAACAGATTTAAATTTCATATGTTACCAGAACTAGAGGGTGACCCAGGCAGTTCAAGAAGATTTGTTACTCCAGATACATTTAACATTGAGTATCAATGGGTAGGTGGTGGTGGAAAACACAACTCTTATCTAAATAAAATAGCAACTTGTGTTTTAAAAAATATGTCAGTAAAGTATGGTGGTGGAAGATACTCTGCTCATGTTGATGATGGTGAGGGAAGCACTCCACCAGTAGAATCAGAGATTACTTTGCAATTCCAAGAATTAGAAATCATCACAAAAACACTTGCGAAACAAGGATTCTAATGTCATATTTCAATAAATTTCCAAAATTAATATACGATATAAAAGGTAATGGTGAAGTATCATTATTTACACATATATTAAAAAGAGTAAAACTAAACGCAGTATCAACTACTAACACACAACTATTTGATTATTATCAAGTGAGTCAAGGTGAAAAACCAGAAGACATCGCATTTAAATATTATGGTGATGCAACTTTACATTGGGTTATTTTATTGGTAAATGATGTGGTTGATAGATTTCATCAATGGCCAATGACTGTACCACAATTTGAAAAGTTTGTTGCAGACAAATATACTAATCCAGATGCACTACATCACTATGAAATTACACAGACATCTGGAAACACGACTCAAACAATTAATATTGGTACAGATAATACTGGACACCCAACTGCATCAAACATATCAAATAAACAATATGAGGAAGCTCAACAATTAATTTATAGTCAAATAAGATTATTAAAAACAGATTTTTTAGAAAAATTTATAGAGGAATTTGAAGAATTAGTTACAGAAGGTATTGATAGTTAATGAAAAAACTTAGAGATAGTATTCAATATGCTGGTGATTTTGAACTCAAAGAGTGTACAATAATTACTCATCAAGGTGCAGAGGTTGACTTATTACCTAATTTAATTGGTGTTAATGTTTATGAAGATTTAATGTCTTCTAGTATAAATGCAGATATATCATTTACAGATACTAGAGATGCAATAAGTTTATTACCTATAGTAGGTAATGAGTATGTAAAATTAAATATCGGTACACCAGATGTTACAAAAAAAGGTAAAATAAATTTTACCAAACATCCTTTTGTTGTTTATAAAATTTTAAGAAAAGAGGATTTGCAACAAGGTAGTTCCTTAACTTTAAAACTTACAACTAAAGAAATATTTTTTAATTTAAGAAGAAGAGTATCACAAAGTTATTCTGGTGGATACTCTCAAATGGTTGAAAAAATATTTAGAGATACAAATTATTTAAGTTCTAAAAAACAATTACTTCTTGAGGAAACTATTGGTAGTCATTCTTTAGTAATACCAAATATGAGACCTTTTGATGCGATAAGAATGATTGCACAAAGGTCTGTATCTGAAAACTCAACATCATCGTTTTTATTTTATGAAACTACACGAGGATATAATTTTAGAACACTTGAAAGTTTATATAATGTTGGGCCAGTGTTTGATTATGTTGTTGGAGAGGGTGCAGATTTTCAAGACGAAAAAAGTTCTAAAGTAAATCCTATGCAACAAAATTTAAATCAAGTTGAAAAGAACGAGTTTATAAGTAATAATGATATATTAACAAATACCAAGAAAGGTATCTATGCTTCAAAAAGTATAGTGCATGATATTTATAATAAAAATTATAATGTTCAAACTTTTTCTATAAAAGATGAGTACGATAAAAAACTTGATATTGAAAGTCTTGGTGGTGGAAAAGGATACCCATTGTTTCCAATCGACAGTATTTTAGATGAAAATGACAATAAAGTTTCTGATTATTCTGACTCCAGAATATCTTTACAATCCACATCATCTGATGGAAACATATTTGCAACCTCTACTTATCCAAATCACAGAACTCCTTATGGTAAATCAAATCCAAAAGAATCTATTTTAAATCGGTTTTCAAAAATTAGTTTACTTCATAATGGTATGAAACATATGATACAAACAACTGGTAATAGTGGTTTAGAGGTAGGTAATATAATTAATTTGAAGATTCCTAAAAATCAAACTGGGACATCTTTTTTTGATGAAAAATTATCTGGTAATTATTTAATATTGAAACTAAGACATTCATTTGCATTTGCTGGTGATAAAAAACACAGAATAGGAATGGAAGTTGTTAAGGACAGTGTAAAAAGTAAATATCCAAGTAATTTACCATCAAGTCCAGTTGGTAAAGGGGAAACTGTTTTGTTATGATAACACACACAAAGGAAAATAAAATGCGTAATAAAAACTCTCGTAAAGTAAGACAATATAATTTTCAGAAACAAGAAAGAACGAAAGAGATTTTAACGCAAGCGGCGACAAAGAATGATAAATTTCAAGCAGTTAGTTGAAGGGGTATACGACCCTAACATATTCAAAGCATTTTTTATGGCAGGGGGGCCTGGCAGTGGTAAATCTTATATTGTAAAAAGAAGCACTGGTGGGCTCGGTATGAAAATTGTAAACTCTGATATTGCATTTGAAAAACTATTAAAAGATGCAGACTTTGATTTTGACTTCAGAGATATGAGTCCAGAGAAAACTCTTGAAAGAGATAAAATAAGAAAGAGAGCAAAAGAAGTTACTGCAAAAATGCAAAGTAATTTTGTCGCTGGTAGATTAGGATTAATTATAGATGGTACTGGTGCAGAGTATAGTAAAATAGAAAGACAAAAAAGATTGTTACAACAATTAGGATATGATACTTATATGGTATTTGTTAATACATCTTTAGATGTTGCTATAGAAAGAAATAATGAGAGAAGAAGAAAACTACCATTAGATATTGTCAAAACATACTGGAATAATGTGCAATCAAACATAGGTAAATTTCAGAGATTATTTGGTATGAGTAATATGATTATATTAGATAACAATGAAAAGAATGATAAGATATTTAATACTGTTTTTAAAATTATATCTAAATTATCTAAGAAAAAGGTTAAAAACTATATCGCAAAACAATGGATAGAAAATCAACTAAGACTCAAAAAAATCATGGGGTCTTGACATCACACAAATCTGTGTTACAATAAAATCATAATAATAATCTAAAAGAGAGGTATAATGGCAAAACGAAAAATGTCTGAAGAACAACGACAGGCTGCGATTGAAAGACTTGCACTTGCAAGAGAA